CTACGACCTTGTCATCTTCAACAGGTGGCTGGGAGAGAACCACTACGAGATACTCCACTACTTGGCAAAGAACAATATCAAATACATCGTGGACATTGATGACTATTGGGTATTGCCAAAACACCACCCGACATATAAGTACTTCCGGGAGCATAAGCTGAAACAGCAGATCATCGATGGGATCCGGTATGCCGATGGTGTGACCACGACCACAGATTATTTGGCCCAAAAGATAGCGAAGTACAATCACAATGTTCAGGTTCTGCCGAATGCACTTGACCTGACAGATGACCAGTGGCTTTCAACACCACAGGAACGGGAATATTTTACATTCGGCTGGGTGGGTGGCCTTACGCACAGCAATGACATCATGATACTATCGGAAGCCATCGAACGCATTTGCAATGAGCATGACAATGTCCGCTTTGTTTTGTGCGGGTGGATGGCAAACAACTACATTTGGGACAGCATCCTGTATAAGTTCAATGGAAACAACCCGGTGCTTCGGCCACAGGTGTTGGTCAGCCACGCACAGCAGCCGAACGAGTACGGCAATTTCTACCGCCTATTTGATTGTGCATTAGCACCATTGGAGCAGAACGAATGGAACAGCTGCAAATCCGAACTGAAAATCATTGAAGCGGCTGCGTATGGGTTGCCGGTTATCGCATCGGGAGTTGAACCATACCTGCAACACCTGAACAATGCCGGGGTGAAGTTCTGTTTGAACACACCTGATGAATGGTACAAAGCAATGAAACAGGCAATGGATAGCCAACCGATTGCAAACCAAATCAGGGGTGAAGCCAATAAAATTTACTGCAATCAGCACCACAACCTTGAAGCCATAAACAAAGACAGACTGGAATTTTATCAATGCACATTAGCTACACCCGGCCATTCGTAACGGATTACCAACGGGCAATACTTGACAGCCCAGATAGATACACCGTGACCGCTGCTGCTACGAAAGTGGGCAAGACAGCAAGTCACATTATTTGGCTGTTTGAACAGGCATTGAAGCTAAAAGAAAATCAGTCGGTTTGGTGGGTTGCACCTGTGTACCAACAGGCAGAAATCGCATTCAGGCGTATGCGTAACCAAGTGACCGTGCGTGACTTTTTCAAGGTCAATGAAAGCAAGTTGCGTTTAACCCTACCAACCGGGGGGATAATCGAATTTAAGTCAGCAGACAAACCCGACAACCTGTATGGTGACGATGTCTATGCTGCGGTGTTTGACGAGTTCACACGGGCGAGGGAGGATGCGTGGTATGCCCTGCGTTCTACCCTGACCAAAACCGAGGGCAAGGCAAAGCTAATCGGTAACGTGAAAGGCAAAAAGAACTGGGGTTACAGGTTGAGTGAACGGGCAAGGATGGGCGAACCGAACTACGGCTTTTTCAAGATTACCGCTTATGATGCCGTAAACGCTGGTGTCCTGAAACTTGAAGAAGTGGAACAGGCGAAACGTGACTTGCCGCAGCACATATTCAGTGAGTTGTATTTGGCCGAACCAACCGAAGATGGTAGCAACCCATTTGGATTGTCGTATATTTCGCAGTGTATTGCCCCGATTTCCACCGCCAATACTGAATGGTTTGGTATAGATTTGGCGAAGTATAGCGACTACACGGTAATCATTGGCCTTGACTCCGAATACCGGGTCTGCTATTTTGACCGCTTTCAAAAGGACTGGGCGCAAACTGAACAGCACATCATTCGGGTTGTAGGCAACACCCCTGCGGCAATAGATAGCACGGGGGTAGGTGATCCGATTGTGGAGAAAATACAACGGCATTGCCCACGTTCTGTTGGGGTGAAGTTCACATCGGTATCAAAGCAACAGATGATGGAGCAGTTGACCGCAGACGTTCACGCTGGGTTGATTAAATTTCCCGAAGGCATAATCGCAGACGAAATGCGTAACTTTGAATTTGAACACACGGCAACGGGATTGCGTTATTCTGCACCATCAGGGTTGCACGATGACGCAGTTTGTGCGTTGGCACTTGCCCGGTATTGCAGCCAAAAGAATAAAAAAGGGGTGTTTGTCATAATATGAAAATACTCTTTACCATAGCCATATACGAAATAATCAAAACAACAGCCATACATTTGTGGTATAAAATAGTAAAATGAAATTACCAAAGAATTGGAACCAAATAAGCATAGCACAATTCCAAGAATTGCAGCTATTGACAGAGCCGAGTTTTGACAATCAGCTCAAAACTTTGTCCATTTTATCAGGAAAAAAACTGGACGAAATAGAGGAGATGCGGATTGTGGACATCACGGCTGCATTAGCGAAACTTGCATTTATGGCAGAGTTACCTACCGCAAAAAACGTGGGTAGCTTCCGTATCGGCAACACCCTTTACAAATTCGCAGCCAATCAGCACAACTTACAAGCGCACCAATTTATCATGGTGCAGGACTTGTTTGCTGAAAAGGACAAGTGGGTGCAGAACTTGCACATGATTATGGCGGCATTGTGTGTGCCTTATCGGATATTCCCACCAAAGCGCAAGGAAGTCAAGACAGATGACTTTGAAAAGATTGCAGCGCAGTTCAGGGAACGGATGCCGATTTCATTTGCCTACGCCTACACGCTTTTTTTTTCTCTATGCTTACCGGAATTACTCGAAGCTACCCAAGTATTTTTAGAGCAGGAAGTGGAGAAGTTGAAGAAGATAGCAGACGAAAAGACCGACCAGCCATCAGTTGGCTGAAAATGGTGGACAACATCGCAGGTGGTGACAGGACAAAGTGGGATTTCTTTTTGAACATGCCGCTTGTTGAGTTCTTAAACGCAGTCAGTTTCCAAACAGAAAAAGACAGGGCAAGGACAGAACGATTAAACACGGCAGCGCAGTCGGCAAAGTCTGCCAAAGATAGCACCGTTTACAAGATTGCATTGATGCAGGAAATGTTGTAAGTTTGAAATACCGTTGGTGTAAGCAGGAATGAATACTGCCTTTGAGTAGCATCTCACTTTGTGAGGACATGGGTGCAAATCCCATACGGATGAAGCCCCGGCCATTGTGTCGGGGTTTCTACTTTTATAAGTGTGAACATTACCAAAGCGCAACTGGATGCAATCAACAAAGGGTTGCTGGATAAGTTTGGCATACCTGACAGCCCCATGCCTAATTCATTACTTGCTGATCTTGTTATTGGAGTGGCTCAGCGTTTAGTTGATGCGTTAAAAGATGACATGCGGCAAAAGAAACTGAAAGCCACAGGTAATTTAATTGGTGAAACAAAGGTTTTAGATTTTCAAGAAACTGCAAACGGAGTGACCGTACCAATCGAAATGGCAAGTTACTACCTATGGGCAGACCAAGGCAGGGGCAGAACAAGGCAAGGAAACAATGGCGGTAAATTCCTGTGGCAATCTATTGAGGAATGGATAACTGCAAAAGGTATTCCCGTTCGCAAATCAAAACAGGAAAGCGGTCAGTCAGTTTTGGAAGCCCGTAAATCTATGGCGATTGCGATTGCCAAAAAAATACACAGCAAAGGAACGATAAAGAGGTTTGGTTACAAAGGCGGTAATTTTATAGGCGATGTACTGACCCCTGCCAATATCGATGCAATCGCACAGCACTTGGGAGATGCCTTGGGTAAACCCATAACCGCATACGTTACCAGTGAGGTTCTCACTACATAGGTAGGCACAAACCTACTTTTTTAGGTAGATGGCAATTACAATCGAAACCGAACCGAACGACATAAGCCCGGTATATTCACCCGTTGCTTATGTTGTGTCCTCAAATAACTACACTCAAACGAATTTCAAGTTTGTGGCTGTCGTAAAAAACGCAGCCGGTACAATCATAGCCAAACTGAAAGCACCTATTTTCTACGGCACTACCAACTATGGGGTGTTTGATTTGTCACGGATATTGCAGAATTATGTGACGTATGATTTTACACTTGGATTGGCAGCCCCTGCAAAATGTGCCAATTCTTATATTGCTTATTCAGTTGAATTTGGCGAGGAATATGGCGGCACGGAATACCTGAACCTGACATCCGACACGGGCAAATATTGCTGGAATGGGCTTTATTATTTGTACGGAAGTGAGCAGGTGACTGATTATGAAATTGACTTTGTGGGCGGTAGCAGTAAATTCCTGACCCGTGTCCGTAGTCGCAGGGTTACAATAGGGCAAAATGACTACCTTTACTTTTTGCGAGGTGACAATGCCTGTGATGTTCGGGTTGTTGCTTATGACAGCGCAGGTTCTACAACCACATCGGTAATCAATAACACCTTTGACACCACAACCGACAAGTCCGAATATTTGCTCCGTGTGGCTGCCGGGCCTAACAACCTGAACCTTATCGCACAGGGTTCCTTAATCAGCGGAACGTCTGGGAGTGTTGTTCCTGCCAATACAAGTTACTACACGGTGCAAGTCGTAAACGGATCACTTGCCCCCGGAACGGAAGCGTATCGGTTTGATGTGGTAGAAGAATGCAGTAAATACAGCCCACAATATTTGTACTTCCTGAACCCATTGGGTGGCTTTGAAACGGTGCGGTGCAGCATGATGTCACGAGATAAATACAACGTCACTCGCAAACAATTTAAGCGGAACAATTACGGCATCAGCGGAGTGCAGTATGTGTACGACACCAGTAAGCACGGGATGACTTCCTATGCAACCGAAAAGACAAAGCAAGTGGTGCTGAACACAAATTGGTTGACAGAAACCGAATTTGAGTGGCTGCAAGATTTGATTGCATCCCCGGTGGTTTTTCTCGGCAACATTCCGGTCAACATAACCGACACAAGCTACGAGGTATTTGACTACATTGATGGCCCGAACAACCTGCAAATCACAGTTGAATATACCGAACCCGAAAGGTTACAAAACGCATGAACAACGTAAGATTAGTATGCGGTGGGTACAGCGTTGACCTGCCCACCGATTTTGGAATACAGATAAACAAGAGCATTGCTGACATTCGTGAACCTGAAAGCAGGTCATCGGACTGGACAAAGACGTTCACCCTGCCCGGTACAAAAACAAATAACAAGCTGTTCACCCACTTGTTTGATTTGAACTTGTCCATCCGCAACACGACATCCACCAATTTCAGTCCTGATTTCAATCCTAACCTGAAAGCCGATGCGCTGTTGACCGTGGATGAAGTCACGCAAATAGAAGGTTTTATCCGTTTGTTGTCGATTAAGGTTAACGACCTGAACCAAATCGAGTACGAATGCTCAATGCACGGGGAGTTGGCTGATCTATTCGCAAAGATTTCGGATGGTAAACTTCAAGATTTAGATTTTACCGAATACAACCACGTGCTGAATGCCACCAATATATTCAATTCATGGGACACTTCGATTGTAAAAAATGGTTCAAGCGGTTATGTAAATTTCAGCGGTGGCGCACCCATTGGTGAGGGTTATGTCTATGGATGGATGGACAATGGCACATACAAAGATTATCAAAATCTAAATGTTGATAACATGACCGTTTATATGTATGCGAAAACGGTAGTAGATAAGATTTTCAGCGGTGCAGGTTACAGCTATTCAAGTGGTTCGTTTTTCAATTCAGCGCAGTTCAAGCGACTTGTTATTCCATGCCCGACAAGATTTCCGATATTGGGCGAGGATGATGTGGCATTAAGATATTTTGAAGCTGAAAGGTCAACAGATGTAACGGTTACAGCTGGTAATAAATTGATTTTTAATAATGAAATAACTGATCCATCAAACCAATACAACACCACAACCGGAGTTTACACTTGTCAGTATTCGGGAGATTACAATATTTTTATTGATAACAATGCAACCGTGTCAGGTATTACACCATCGACCGTGTTTTATGCTGTATACGGAATTTATATCAATGGCAATATTTTCAATGTCGGCATCAGTGAACAGGGTTTTGCTGGGCCATCAGGTTCGGGAACACTTGACCAATTAGTTGATTTTTACAATGTTTATTTGAACAGAAATGATACTATTGAGATACGATTAGAGAATATTTTTGACAGCAGTTTTACTACCCCATTGACAGGGTGGACATATACTCAAAAAACAGGCAGTGGAATTTTTAATGAAATTAAACCAACAACATGGGGTTATGACGAAACCATAGATTTCGGTGGGTTTTTTCAGGGAGAAACAAAACAGCGTGAATTTATGAAGTGGCTTTTTACGATGTTTAATCTGTACGTGGAAGCAACAGACATGAATAAAACATTGTTGGTATTGCCACGTGATGATTTCTACACAAATACGGTACAGGATTGGACAGAAAAAAGGGACTTGTCACAGCCATTGGACATAACACCAATGGGTGAATTGGATGCAGGTAAATATCTATTCACATACTCCGAAGGTGACGATGACGATAACAAGGCATACAAACAAGACTTTGACAGGGTTTATGGAGACAGACAGATAACGATAAACAATGACTTCATAAAAGACGAAAAGAAAATCGAAGTTGGTTTCCAGCCAACAACACTAATCAATGTTGGTTTTGATGATAAATATCTGCCGGGTAATTCAACTGACAATCAGGATGGAAAAGCTGGTAAATTAAGGTTACTGCAATACAAGTACATGAGTTGCAAAACATACACAATTCACTATGGCAAAGCAACACCCGTATCTTCACCAACCACCACAACAAAAACAAACTACCCATACATGGGTCATTTGAGCGATCCATTGGCATCCACTACTGATATAAATTTTGGACTTCCTCAATATATTGGACTTCCCGGTGGAACACCAGTAACCAACAACAACCTGTATAATGCTTATTGGAGAAAATACATCAATGAAATAGTGGACAAAGACAGCAAGTTGGTAAAGGGTAATTTCTACCTGACCCCGGCTGACATGGAAAAATTGTCTTTCCGTGATCTTTATTTCTTTGACGGCAATTACTTCCGCCTGAATAAAATTGAGGACTACGACCCGATTAACCCATCGGTAAATATCTGTGAGTTTTTGTTCCTCAAAACCGGGCCCACATTCACAGCAACCACAGGAACCGTTGGCGGTGGCGGTACGCAGTCAAGTGGTGGCGGTGGTGATACCCAAGAATTTGAAAGAGACCCATACGATGGTAGTAATTTACCGGGAAGGGTTATTCAAAACAAAGGATTTTCAGTAGGTCAATACAACAACATTGGAAGCGGTGTAGTAACTGGGGATGCAGTGACTAACCTTGGTAGGGCAAATGCTGCCTTTGCGACAAGTGGAACTACCTTTTTACCAAATAGTGAACGCAGCGTGGTTATTGGTGAGGGTGTGCAGAATGTAGGGGCTGACGAAGTGTGGCTGCAAGGGCAGTTGATGACAGCAAATAATTTCGGCACAAATCGTTTTGCTTTCCCACCTAACAATTATAATATTGACTTACATGATGATATAATTATTTCGCTTGGAACAGGAAACCACACATTGACATTACCTGACGCATCAACCGCATCCAACAAATTATATTGGATTGTAAAAAAAGGTGCGCAGGGAACACTCACCATTGACGCATACGCAGACCAGTTGATTGACGGGGTAGCAAATTACACAATAAATAATCATTACGGAACGGCTTGTTTAGTATGTGATGGAACAGAATGGTACGCATTAACAAACAAATAAAATGGCAACAACCACAGTAGCAATAAATTTAGAGGCCAAAACCAAAGGCACGGATAGCGTTAAATCGCTGAAAGCACAAATCAGGGAAGCAACCCAAGAAGCGGCAGCGATGTCGCAGAAGTTTGGGGAGTTTTCACCACAGGCACTTGAAGCAGCCAAAAGGGTTGCAGACCTGAAAGACCAAATGGATGACCTGAATGAGAAAATTCAGGCATTGCACCCCGACAAATTCAACCGAATAAACACCATTGCCAAAGGTGTTGCAAATGGCTTCCAAGCTGCACAAGGTGCGATGGCTTTGTTTGGTGCTGAAAGCGAAGATGTGCAAAAAGCCCTTTTAAAAGTGCAGGGTGCAATGGCATTCGCACAGGGATTGGAAGGTTTGGATGCGGCAAAAAAACAATTCACAACCCTTGGTCAAGATGCAGTAAAGGCATTCAAAGAAATGACCACCGCATCCAAGGTTTTCATGGCTACCGGGCTTGGATTGCTTTTGACAGGACTTGCAACCGTTGCCGCATACTGGGATGAGATTGCCGTTTCGCTTGGATTTGCCAAATCCGAAATGGACAAGATGAATGCTGCCATG